TAATTTATATTATAATATAAGTTATCTACTTACCCATCTTTTGTATACTATTATCTTTTGTAAATATAGATATTTATTGTTTTAATGTTTTCAAATTTTATATATAAAAAGCACATTTCTTTTTATGAAATGTGCTTTCTTTACAATTATTATCTTTTTATTTCTATATCAGAACTATTTATCTCTTCATTAGCTTTATTTAAATCATCTTTTGACCTAACTCCTGGTGAAATCCCATCTGTACTTAATCTATTATCAGGTACTACTTTACCACCATTACCACTATCTTCACCTTTAGGTCTAACTTTTTCAATTTCTTTTTTATCTAAAGGTAAATCATTGACATCTATTGTTATCTTTTCAATCTCTAGTGCTTTATCAACCCTATAGATATATGCATGGTCTATATTGATTGTTATAGATTTTCTATAAAACCTGTTTGTTTCACTAAAACCACTAACATCAGTATTATCTGTAACACCATCTTCAACAGCTATTTGAAATTCTTGTATAACATCACCTAAGTCCATGAACTGAACCCTTAGATAAGGTCTCTCATTAAATTCCATAATCAACTCTGAAATCAAACCATCACACACATCACGTTTAGTTGCATACACATCTACTTGATACTGTAGCATAACAGGTAATGAATGTATCATAACTTTCTTACCTGCAAACTCTACACCATCTTGGTCTTTTGCTCCTAGATTAGTCCAACCACGCCGAACTTGACTGTCATTATAAAATTCATAATTAATAGAAAAATCTGGCAATCTACTAATACCAATAAATGGCATAACTACCTTACCTTGATGTTCCCTAGCATTAGTAATAAACTGTTCATCAACATCAGCAAAAAATACTTCATCATACAAACTATGTATTCTATCAAATAAAGCTAAATCGTATTGATATAAAGGACTATGCATTATCTATTTTCCCATCTAATATCAAAATCATCATACTTATTAACAAATTTCATGAAATTTTCGTGTAGCATACCACTAAATGTAGTAAAACTTTCCTTATAATAAGACTCACTAACCTCAAATCTAAAGGCTTTTTTACCTATTGTAGAATAAAAATCTCCTACAATACCTACATGAAAATTACCAAGTTTATCACTGGTACCCTTTTTGCTACCATATGTATATAAAAGATAAGCATTACCATCTAAATCTACAAATAAGATAGAATCTTGCTCATACTTTTCACCCAAACGCTTAAACATTTTAAGCATCTCTTCCTCATCTTTACCATAAACTACAAAAGACTTCTCTTTCTTAGGTTTACCAGTCTCTTCCTCTACATAATTTCCAACTACTTTATTATACCCAAAACCAGCTAAACGAATATACTTCTCTAACTCTTTCCTACGTTTATTATTTTCAGTAACATCTAATTGCTGTCTATCAGATGTAATGAATACAATATAATCTTTACCTATATGTTGATATAATCTACCTAAGCTAGATTCATTAATATTCTCTACACCTCTAAGCTCCTCTAAAATTAATTTTTGTTTATCCATATATACCACACCTTATTAATTAATTTAACTACTCTACATATCTAATATAACATAAAAAATATATTATGTAAAGTTATGTTAAGTAGCATAATTACTTCCTATTTTTAGATGACCTCTTAACACTTTTATTCCTAAGATATAAGTATGGTATCTTTTTATTTCTGAGTTTATCTATCTCTTTTAGATAAGTCTTATAATACCTTGATATATGTTTAGAAACATAACTAGCTATAGGTCTAAATAAAGGTCTAGCTGGCATTGTTTTCTTACCATTTACTGTATTCCTATTAGTACCATACTCAACATACCGAGCAACCATATTTACCTGTGCTCCACTATTAGGATAATATTGTTTTTGTTGAAAACCTACTGCAATAAAATTAGTAAACTTCTTGAATACAGTAATACTATTCTTTAAATAACCGGTCGCCTCCCATATATTAAGAGATAAATTCTTTCTCTGTTTATATGTTAAATAAGAAATCGACAAAGGCGCCCACTTAGTACCTTTATATCTTTGTGTATCTATAGCACGTTCAAACTCTTTAGCTAAAGTAACAGCCATAAATATTAGGAAGTCTTGATAATAAAGACTCCCTAACTCTTTTTGTATCCTTTTAGAACCTAGCTTTAACATATGTTGAGATACAGTGATATAAATACCATCAACCCTATCCATTTCCTGTACATTTCTCAACAACTTCATCTACACTTACCCCTACTATTTATTAAAAATAGTTTTTCTAACAGTAGTTTTACCACCTCTTACAGACTTAATAGCATCTTTAAGTCCATCTTTAGCAAACTCTTTTTGACTGACATAGTTTTGAGGATTCTTAGGGTCTATTTCATTCCTACCTGTAACTTTCATTATTTTACGATACACTTTATCAGGCACAACAAACTTAGAACCTTTCTTTTCTAATTTGATAACCCTATTGTTCTCTAAAGCTCTCTTTTCATCTGGCGTCATATCCTCTGCACTAGCACCACTAGAAAATACTATCCAAGCACTATCACAGAATTTACTACCACTACCTTCAAGAAAACTAAATACACTCGTTTTTACATTATTATGTGTAGCATGGAATACTTCATCAGGAACAGTCCTATCACGTTGTAAATTGCGAATAAAAGCCTCTTCCCTATTAGCAACTACCCACACTAAAGATACCTTATATCCAATATCTTTACACATCATTGATAACTTATTCAACTTAGATTCTTCATCACCAGTAATATCAAATACAATATTAGGTAAACGATTAGTAGATAGTGAAGAAAAGAAAGCCTGCTCTCTCCTGTCCTTTAATCCTAACTCTTTTACTTTTTGATGTAATAAAGCCACATCATCAGGATTCTTGAAATCATAATTTCCACCACGAATATCATCAAAAATACCTGCTTTAGAACCTTTAACGTATAATTGTTTCAACTCATCAACATCAAAGATTTTACCTTGTAGCATGATAACACTCTTTAATGCTGTACCTTTACCTGAACCTGCTCCACCAGCCATAATAACAGCCTGACCAAAATCTGGGTTACTTTTTCCATCAAATGTTACAACTTTAGCCTCATTAATAGAATTATCCCTTAATGATTCTACAATATAATCACTACTATATCTCAAAACTCTTACCTCACCACAAACCTACCATCAGAATTATTATCTTTTTTCTTCGGTTTTTCATAATTTTCTATAATATCAAAATTATCTATATATTTCTTGCCATCAATAGATGTAAATGTTGTACTATCATTATCTTCTCTATCTGTATACCCTACATTATTGTTCTCAGTATTAGAATAATTTAGGTTATCTGCTAACCCTTCATCCTCATCATTATCAACTATCTGATTAACATATGATGAATGCTCATAATCCCTAAAATCAGATGATTTATCATAGTCAGGATTATATCCATCACTAATCTGCTTATCCATATACTCGGTATGTCTACTCCGAACCTCACTACGTTTTAAGAAATGTTCCCCATTTAACTCTATCATAGTAAAGTCATTCATTCTTTCAGGTGCTAACTTACAAACCCAGTATACACCATATACACTATCCATCTTCTTATCAGTAACCCTAAAGTCAGCAGTATTAATACCACCAAAATAATATAATCTGATAATAGAATTTTCTTTGACATCTAATAACTCTTTTGTCATCCAATCTTTATACATAGGAAGATATACCAACTCAGGTCTTTCATCATCCTCTGTATACCATCCTAAATTTTTCAAAACCTTAACTTTAGGTGCATCATCGAAAATAACAGGTAATCGTATAGCATCATCCCATATAAGATTTAAGTCTTGATTGAAATCTTGTTGCTCAAATTTACAATTATAAAAGTCAACAGTAATACCAGTATGTAACGCAGACTCCCAAAACATTCGTCTTTGTAATTCTATATCTTCATTGATTATAACAGGGTTATGTACACTATGTTGTCTCTCTAAAGAATATCTCCACTCTTTCCCATACTCTTCAGCCATTAAATATCACCTATCTATACAGTTAAAAAACCACTAACAGAACTAAACCCTTTTGCACTATTTGTAGTCTTTTCTATCTTTTTATCTAGCTGAGAATTATTTAATAACACCTTTTGTAATGCAACTTTACAAATATCAACAACTACATCAGATAAATTACCATTAACATCAAATTCTCTTTTACTAGCAAGATTAACACCACATTTAACTTTAAAAGGTTTAAAATTATCTAATACAGAAACAACTGGTGCATCTAAAGACTCTACCATAACAGTATCTGCATTAACTGTTACATTTCCAACACCGTCATTATCTACATACTCACAAGAACATCTAACAATAAACTCTGCATGAGTATCTAAATCTTTATTACCAACCAAAAAATCTAAATCCAACGTAAAAGTATCTTTCTTAATCTTATGAATCCTATACCCTAAATCTAAATGAGGATATTTTTTATCCTTAAAACCTTTTAACTCAGTGAATTTCTTACTATTACCAATTTTCTTTAAATCACCATACACTGACTCATTAACTGCTGTACGTACACCTTCCAAAATACTATCATATTTTGTTTTCTTTGTTAAAATTACCATATATTAAATACCACCACATATTAAAAAATAAAGAATACATCTAATATAATATATAAGTTATAATAAAACACAAAAAAAAGAGATACTATTATAGTATCTCTAGGAATCTTATTTTTTAATCTTACTGTAAAATTCTCCTCCAAATACTTCCATATCCTTTTTAGGGAATTTACCTACAATTCTATATAAAGTAGTTCCATCTTCATCAGAAAAGAATTTACCAAACTCAAAATATAAAACATCTAAATTAACTTTATCTGTAATGTACTCTCTATCTTCAACAGGACATACTAAATCCATACATACATCCTTAAAAAATTCTGCAAAACTATCATGTGAAAGAAATCCTACTGACTGACCATCTTGATAAATCCCATATACTGTATTAATTGCTTCCATCTTTAATACCTCCTAATATACCCACTGAGAAAGATAATTACCACTAACATTATCATAATGTTTTAAGATGATAGATTTATAACCTATTATCTTAGCGACATTAATAGCGGCAATAGTTGCAGACGTTAAACCTGTAACGTAAATCACTAAAACATCAGCATCTCTAGTGACACTCTTAATAGCAACTTCCTCTAACTTAGAGAAATCTGTTACATCATCAATATTTGTATAGATGAATTTATCTACAGGTAGATTATGTCTACCTCTAATTAATCCATATTCAGCTACCTCAACAGACACAGGCTCACAATCCCAGCATCCATCGAAATTTAATTCGATGTAATCCTCAATTTCAGAAATACTATCAAATAATTTACCACCATACATGAACTTTCTCATTTTATTTTCTCCCTATATTATAACATACTACTTTAAGTCTACTAAATAATGCTGAATCCCATCACCATCCATAGCATGAATGGAATCCTTATGCACTAACTTCCATCTGAAAGTTTTGTACTTAGTTGTTTCGATATAATCTAACAACTTACCAACTTCCTCTTCAGTATAATTACCTTTAGTAATTAACTCCATTAAAGAAATTTCATATTTAGAACTATCTTCATTTGAAACACAATAAATTTTGAAGTTTTTCATCTTTATTTTCTCCTTTTGAATTACCACTCTTATCACATCTATAGTATACCACATATCTATTATATTGTAAAGTTTTGTTAAGTTACATACACTTATAAAAATAGGGTATATTGTCAACGCAATATACCCTAAACTATTTTGTATACTATTAAATTTTTATCCTCTTATATTGAATCAGTACTGCAAATCCATATAACGTCTACCATGCTGAATTGCATCTTCATAGCTACTCATTACAATATCAACATGATTGTAGTCACCATCGCCAATCCTATCTCCCACAATATAAGGTACACCATCTAGCCAAACCTGCGTACCTAAAGGTAGAAAATCAAGTGCAACATATCCCTCTTGAATCCACAATCCATTAGCCATGTAACCAGCTTGTTCATGCGGTGTATATGCAGTAGTCATAACCTGTCTTGCATCAACACTATGACAACCTACAACAAAAAAGATACTTAATGCAAAAATTGACAACAAAGCCTTAATCTTATTAGACATAGATTAAACGGCCTCCTTTCGTTTCGTTATGCTTTTGTTACCCATCATCATTATAATCGGCTAAAACTTGCTCCCTATAACTAAGATAATAAACATACGCTTCACTACTTCTACTTGTACAGTCGCTATCATCCTTACTTCATAAGAATAATATACTTTTATTATACAACCATCATGACGGAATGTACAACAATTATATATAAAACTATTACCTCATATTACTACATTGTAATATCAAACCATATTGAGTAACAAACTCTCTCAATCTATCTATCAAAAAACCTCTATCAAACTTATAGCACTCAATATACTGTTTTATAAATTCAATTACCTTTTCATAAGCATTTGTAACATATGACACACCATCATAACCATAAATAAAAGCATCACAATAACCACTCTGATTAAACACAATATCTAATCTACCATCTTCACCATCAATAGACATTGTACCATCAGTATAAGACATTTTATTATCATACACAGAAAAGTCTTTTAATTTAATTGTCATCTTATTAAATCCAATAAACTTACTATATACAAAATCACCACAATTACAATATAAATCTTTATTGTAAATATCATACAACTCTTTTTCTAACATAAAGGTAACAACTATATACAATATATTTCTAAAACTCTTGATAGAGTCTAACATAACTGCACTTGAAAATGTATTATTCATAACAATCCCCACATATTAATATAGTAGAAGTAATTTATACTTACTTCTACTGAAACATTTTAGGTATATAACACAAACACAGTATCATTAAAACAAACCATACAAATACAAACACTGCATATAAGTATGAACTCTTATATAATAAATAATCTTGTACGAATGTCAATATTAGAGTAAACACAGTTAAAATAATGAAAAATGAAAATATTTCCATATAACCACCTATAAACATAAAAATCGTTTCGCATACATAATAGCACGTTTCACATTCTCAAATTTAGTAATATGATTAACACACTCTTGAATATGTACTTGATTATCTTGATAAAATATAATATTTACATCCCATGAATTAACACTATAAGACAAAGTGATAATTCCATCACTATTAACAGAGATATCAACATCTACATTATAGATTGGCTTCTCTATATCAACACCATCAATAAAATCTTTTAAGTTTTTAAGTTGATTAGATAAGTCTATCTGACTATACTCTTTTTTAAAAAACTTAATAATATCATGAGCCTCTCCAACTGAATGAATAATCATAATTACTATCCCCTTTGTATTTAAATATAGCTAAATTCAATCAACTTAGAAAATTCTTCTACAGCCTCATCAACACTATACACCAATAAATACATTAAATCAACAATACTAACTTCATCCTCTAAAGTATCATAATGATACACACTAATAGTACCATCCACCATAAACTCAATGTCAACAAATGTACCATTCACAGCCTGTATAGATATTAGAACACTACCAATCGTAGAAGATTTTATATAAACACCACATCTACGATACCAAGGGTTACTTTTATCAATGTTATACACCCTACTTAAAAAATTACAAGCATTTTCAATCACACTATTAGAAACTGCATACCCATTCTCTAACTCAATAAAACTATGTATCTCTTCCAACCAACTATCTAATTTATTTTTCTTCTCAAACATTCACTAACTCCGATATCTTTGTATAAATTAAAAATCTTACTAATAACTTGATTGATATCTCTATAACAATATCGTAACATACACTTATCAATAAAAGCACTTAAAGGTATATTAATATAAATCTTAAAACCTTGGTATGAACCTTCAGACCTCACAATCATATTGAAAGAACCACAATCCACAGTATACTCATACCCATCTTCTAAATATGAATACATTACCATATATGCAATATCTCTTAAAGATAGGCTTTTATAGATATGTGATTCATACAATAAATCATCAAAACCCATAATATCTAATTCTGCATACTCTAAAAAAGGTTCTGCTGGATATTCACCACACTCACCCTCTCTTCCGATAAATAGGCAAGCTATGATATTACCATCTCTAAAACCTTTGTTATTCTGATACAACTCTAAAAGTCTATCTCCCATAGTATCTCCTAAAATATATACCCACTCTTGATTAAATTTATATAATCACTATCAAAATAAGGGGTAGCCATTCTGTTATGTCTATCACCAGTCATCTCACAAATATAATACCCACTCACACTAGGTTTATATCCACTACTCTTAGCATAGTCAGGGAACACTTGAAAACTAGATTGATAAATATCCCAAACCTGTTTAGCTACAGGTTTTTTAACGAACTTATTATGCTCAATCCTAACCCTAGGTCTAGTCATAGGCTTATGTTTATGCTCATACCAATTTACATCAGCACTAAAATAATCATATGCACCCTCTACAGACCTATGCTTATGCAAAATTTGATGTACATATAAGTTATCATTTACATTAAAATACACAACACCCATCGAACCTTTATATAAAGATTTATCACCTAATAGACTAGCAATCATCTCTTCTATAGTGATGTATGCCTCATTATAAGCACGTTTAGGGTGATTACCCTCAATAATACCTATAAGTTGTCCACTCTCATATAAAGGTCTCATATCATCAACCAATGTATAAATCTGCTCACTACCACTACACCACTCCTCCAACACATTACCTTTAGAGTTTTTAGTTGTAGTATTTGTAGAATCGCCACCTAGAATGACTTTACACCTATCACCTAATGACAACAAGAATTTAACAGTATCCTGTAAATACTTTCTATCATTAAGACCTTGATGTACATCGGATAAAACTGCTAAAGCACCTCTATCTCCACTCACCCTACACTTTATAATATTATCTTCAAAACTTTTAGTTAATAAATCTAACTGCTTCATATCTATATCATATATTCACTTTCTTATATAGTAAAAAATTGAGTATCTAACAATTAAGACACTCAATTTTATATATACTACATAATTATAATGAAATACCCCTTATTTTACTACATTTATGAAGTTAGTATTAAATCTTATAACACATCAACAGACATTAATTTGCCATCTATGAAATATAACTGACAAATCTCATTCTCAGAGCTAGTAGCTACAGCCACAAAATCACCCTCTTCTTTAGGTGTAATGTCTTCAGCAAAATTATACTCTTTACCATCAAAAACAAAAGTTTTCATACAAATACCTCATTTCTACATAAAATCAAAATCATCATCCATATTAGCAAAAGCACTCTCAACACTAGCTAACCCATCTGCACTAAAACTACCATTCATATTATCCTCTGACATAAATACATATGACTCACCATCAGCATATACAGTAACAGGGTCATACATCGTCTGTCCAGCACGATTTTTTAAAATCTGCACTTGTGCAGATTTTCTAGCTTTTAAATCCTCAGATGTATACGTTGTAAATACCCTAGCACTACCACGCTCCAACTCATTCGCATCAGCTAAACAAGTGATATCATATCTACCACCATTTCTACTAGCCTTTTGCCAAGAACTACGATTAATCTGTGCCAATAAAATCATCGTAAGTTGCCTTACATCTTCAGTACCATCCTCTTTAATCTCTTTCTTAAAATTTTGTGCTAACCGTCTAAAGAATGTTACATAACTATTAATCTGAGAGTTAGCATCATAAGTAACACCTTGTCCACTAAACTTACATAATTGTATATAGTCAACAATGACGCAATCTAACTTACCGCCTAACTTATCATCTACCTTCTCAATAGCGGCAGATATTTCCCCAAAAGAGAATGTTTTAAAATCAGACTCATCAAGAATAACTACCTTACCTCGTTTTCTAGAATACCCCTCATCATCTACATAATCATTTTTTAAATCAGGTTCTACCTCATTAAAGATAAAATCTTCTTCTTCAGATGTCATAGTACCTCTACGCATCTTATCGTGCCCAACAAAATTATATTTACTAAATTTACTATCATAACTATGACAAGATAATAAATTCCAGTTAATATCCTCTTTAGGTGTTTCTAATGACAGATAACATACATTATAACCAAGCTCATACGCATTAAGATGTGCTACATTTAAAGCCATAGTAGTATTATGTGTTACATACCCATTTAAACAATATGTAGGAGAACCATCTACTGTTAAATCATACATATAGCACTCAGACTGTTCAATATCTGTTACAGTATTCCAAACCAACTCAGCACCAAGAAACTCAGACATATCATCCTTGTTTATAGCAACAAACTCATCTATCCCTAAATCTTCTTCATGCCTAGTCGATAAATAAAAACTGTCACTAACATGATTATATGTATCCACACCAACCACATTAATAAATCGTTGTAAAGATACAGAACCTTTAATAAACAACTTATTATTAACATATACTGTAGAAATCCCTAAAGCAGATAACAAATGACTTACAGCATACGCTTTATCAACATTAAGAAAATACATAAAAGTATTTCCACCCTTAATTACATACCCTATATGTCTAAACAACTCACTAATGAAAGACTTCCAACAACTAACACTTTTAGTAAATAAGTCACTATCAAAACTTTCTTTTGTTATAGCGATTACCTTTGCTTTATATTCCCAGTATAACTTATCACCAATCAACCCATCATGCGTAGATTGTTTCAATGATTGTACGATTCTATCACCACATTTAAGATTTTGTGCTTCTACCCACTCTAAGCCATTGTCAGTTAAAACCCTAAACCTATGTACAGGTGATGTCTCAACAGGTATACCACCAATATAAATGATATAAGACTTCTTAGTACCCTCATCATGTACTGCAACAAGTTTATGCATACCAAATTCAGACTGTACCATCAAATCACTATGTACACCAATAGTATAAATCTCTTTCATCGTTAAAAGACCTCTATTAGTATACACACGTTCATTTTCTGATACGCACTTGTATTGAGATGTAAACCCTGCAATCGTAGAAACAGTTCCTGGACTCATGCCACCAATCTTATCATCAATCTCAGGTATACCAGTAATTAACCCTACAGGACGCTCTTTCTTTAAATTATATTCTTCCCTAGAATTAATCTCTATCTCAATGTCTTTTGCTTTATTTCTATTTGACAAAGAAGTTAGCTTTGTAAATTCCTGTGCAATCTCATCAGTAATACCTGTATCTTTTACTTTTTGATTAAGTACATCAAGTCTCTCCGAAATATATTTATTAACCCTTCTATCAATTAAATTAAAAATATATACACGAAAATCATTAATACCAATCTCTACAGCATTATCAAACTCATGTTCTAATGAAAACTCATCATTAAACACTTTGATAAACAAATCTTTACTAGGTGTCTCACCACTAGATTCAAAAGAACTAATAATATAATCTAAAAACTTACGTTCAACATCAGATAAAACAGAATCTATTTTATAATTCTTCTTATAATTATCTGCCTCTTCCTCAAATAATTTAAGATAATCAATATAATAAGGGTCATCCTTACTAAAACTAGAATAAATAATATTTCTCATTTTACTAACTACACCCCTTAATACATATCAGACAAATTACTATTACTCACTTCTCTACGTTTAGTAGATGTCTTTATATTTCTGTTAGTATTGCTTTTACTATCTATAGCATTAGACAATAAATCACTGTACTCTTTATTTAAATCCACAACAACAAACTCATCATTAGAATTAAACAAATCATAAATAGATTTGTATCCCTCTCTATCTAACATATCAGATACAAACCCATTAAAGAATATCCAATTTCTCTTGCTATGACTCAACATACATCTAGATGTAATCACACTACCCACTACACTAGCATTTTTAGTAGGAATCATTTCTCGATTGATAAACAAACATAATACATCTTGTGTAATATCCTGTAATGAAAACATTTTATCATCATCTAAGATATTAGTATTCTCACTACCCCTATTCCCCCAAAAAATATCATGCAACATCATCATAGAGCAATAGTAATAAGACTGTAGTGTATCATATCTACTAAACAAAGATAAGAATATCTCTTTATGAATATCTTTACTGCCAATAAATAGTATAGACTTATTTTCATCTACATTAATTGTTTTAGACATTGTATCTAACATCTTACCATACTTAACTTTATCTTTCATAAACTCATCTCTATTGACAAGTGGCTTATAATGCAAAATAAAGTTTTTAGTATGGAAGTTTTTATCATAAATAACTCTTCCCATAACAATCTCCTTTTAAATAAAAAGTGTTTGTATTTTTATTATAACACAAACACTTCATTACTGTATAACAAATATATTCTAGTCAATCCACTTAACTATTGTATCCCCACTATAACCTTTCTCCCATATATACCAACAATAACACACAGCTGAACCACCACAAGACCTATCATCATTTTTATAGGAGTTTATCCTTTTTCTAAACACATACACATATTTTACAGGATACATATCATACAATTCTTTACGTTTCTTACTTTCTAAAAATTGTATCTTTAAAAAAGCACATAACTTAGAACCATCTTTTAAAATACTGATTCCATGTTCTATATGTTCCTGTGCATACTTATATGGTGGATTCATAACAATATCACCATCTATAACACTGGTATCAGATAAAAAATCTTTTACATAACCACAACCTCTATCAACTATATCAAAGGCATCCACATCATGTCCATGACTCTCTAAAACTTTAACAATATTACCATTCCCACAACTAGGTTCTGTTATTTTTTTTGTAATTTTACATATCTTAATAAATCTTCTACTGCCTGTGGGTCTGTACTATAAAAATCATTAGCTTCTCTTACACTACTTCCATGAGATGTAGATGCTAACATTTTAAAAATATAATCTTTACTTGCCATCTCTTATACCTATTCCTAGTCAATCCAACGTATGGTAGGCTCACCTTTATAACCTTTAACCCACACAAACCAACAGTAACATACATTACTAATCCCTAAAGAACGATTATCATTCTGATATACATTGGCTCTTCGTCTAAACACATACATATGAGTTAAAGGATACTTCTCAAACAAATCTCTTCTCTTTAAAGACTCTAGAAATTGTATTTTAAGTAATGCACATAACTTAGAACCATCTTTCATGTGTTGTAAAGCATGAACAATATGCTCTCTAGCAAATGCATAGGGTGGATTCATTACCACATCACCCTCTAATTCATCTTTACATGAGAAGAAATCTTTTTGATATCCATACCCCCTATCAGCTATATCAAAAGCATCAACCTCATATCCTTCATGTTTTAACACTTCTGCAATATTCCCATTACCACAACTAGGCTCTGTAATATGATGACTGAACTTCTCATACCGCAACAAATCAAATACTGCCTGTGGGTCTGTACTATAAAAATCGTTTTCTTTATCTTTAATCCTTGTTTGATTTTTAGGCATTCCTAATCTACGCATTATCCCATCTCCATAGTATATACTTCATCAACTATCCCATTTAAAAAAGCATATCCAACATGAATATCCTTAGCTTTTATTCTCTCATGATAATTGACATTTACTAACTCATTTCTATCTAGATAATATTTTCTATGTCTATCATCCATTGTATGCAATATCACAACTACTACTGTTACCATATTACTGTTACCATACTAGTCAAATAACACACATAAAAACATAACAATAATACATATACAAAAAATCAATGAAAATTGTATAAACTCTCGTATATTAGACTGTGTGATAATATCCTTATCCTTAGCTAAACATATAAATATCTTAGCAAAAACACTAATAAACAAAAAAGCAGTTAGTACACATAAAGCATAACTCAAATATAACAGCAACTAACCACACCCCTAAACTTTCAAACACAATGAAAACACAAAACATAAAAAAGACACAACATACAATGACTTTATATACATACCGACTGATTTTCTAGTGTCAACCTTAAACTTATTATAACAATTAAATATGTATACAGTCATTGACATAGCAACAACATATAACACAAAAAATGCTATAAATAAAATAGTAGAACTATCCATTATGAAATACCTCTTCTAATTTTTCTTTATTATTAGTCATGATAATATTTCTAGTTAGTTGAAAATTCAATACATCAATAGTTAAAGAACTATCATTAACTAATTTAACCATATCATTTAACTCATCATCATTCAACGTATCGATTTTATTTAGAATATTCTTAGCAACGTATATTCTATGTTCTAATGTATCAATAGTATCAATTACTTTATCTTTATTATTCATCTTCTCCACTACCCTTACCATCTCTATCTATATACAAAGCTACACAAGTTGTAAAAGCGACTAATACACACCACAATGAAATACAGATAAATTTCAAAAAGTTATCATCTATAAACAATATGACTGGTAACGCACACAAAAACAAAATTAAAAACATAGTCTATCACTCACCCTTAACTAATCGTATATCAGTATTATGTCCACATTTATATCTATTATCCAGTAAAGGCATTTTTGCTTGTTCTACATCATTAACATCTACATATACAAATCTATTATAATACTTAACAATAACAAATGTATACCTATCAGTATTAATGAATTGAACTTTATCACCCACAAATAATAAATTATAATCAACATCAGTGATACCTGTAGACTGCCTAATTGTATCTACCTCTATCTCAACTCTACTGACAGTTGTCTCACTATGTAATGTAGCCTCATTAACAACTAGAATATAATCTTTTCTCTCTTGTTGATTAAATAACCCTAATGAACTCACATAACCATAATAAAAACCCATATACTCATTGCCATCTTTACCTATGGCTTTAATGAGATATGGTTGCGTAATACAATTTGTATCTATGTGAGTATCACAAACATTATTCGCACTGCAATAAGACTCCATCATCTATCTCCCTATAGTTACCACTTCTAATAGAGTTGAGTGTATTAAAAGAGTATACAGTATATGTAATACCACAATCTGTCTTAATAATATACACATTAAACAGTAATGCATATACAAAATTTGCATTAACTCGTAAATAATACAAACAATAACAAATAAATATAAATACTAAAATAGCACAAACTGATTGACTTTCTACAGTAACAATACTTAACGGTAACACCATTCTACCAACAAAATCAATGATGTATAATGAATAATCTCTATTCTTTTCAATCCCTACCACTTCATAATAAGATATGTCATCACTATGTCTATTTTTTCTAAACAATAATAAGGCTACGATAATATTCACTAACAACACAAATATACATATGCCAAACACTATCATAAACATATACTAACCACCTATTTTCTTCATAAACTCTTTATCTTGTTTCATTTTAAAATAGAAATCTCTAGCATCTTTTACTTCTTTCTTACGTTTTACCATATCCCCTAATAACATAGAAAACACAATAAAAGCTAAAATCCACAATACAATCATTTTTATTCCTCCCCCTTAAACGTAATAATTGAAGCTACTGGTGACACACAAACGTCAATATTGTTATACTCATCATGAAAGAAAATGTATTTAATATTCCCTACATTCACATTAGTTAAATATGCTTTAAAACTTTCCACATCATATTGTTTTGTCTTATAAAAAAATACTTCCCCACCATTAACTACATTAATATACAACATTTTTTACACCTCACTAACTGTTACAACACTTACTTCATGATTCATAGCCTTCCCTATACTCTTAATTAATATATCCTCAGCTATCTTAACAGGAAATCTATCTTTACTTATTTTAATGACATTATAGTCATCATCAAAAGAAATCTCTAATGAACCTCTAACACCACTATCAATAAATACAATATTAGTAGTATTAACTCTCTTAGCAATAACTCCTGATGTAACACCATACACATTATTAAATGTATTATCATCAACGATACGTAGCAACTCTTTTAATGTACCCACACTAACCACCTCACCTATAAAGGGTATTTATCCGCATTAACAATAAACACATCAATAAAAGATACTATTGCTAATATGATACCAATAGCATAGTACATTTTAGTAGGTTTGTAATTATTGACAAACAAAACAATCACACTTAACACCCATAGTACAAGTAACATCATTGGAAATCCTGTCCACATCATTTTTATTTCTCCTTTGATTAAATACGATATCTATCACACCTATAGTATACCACATATCTATTATATTGTAAAGTTTTGTTAAGTTATACAACAAAATAAGAGAGTAGATTATCTACTCTCTTATTACTATTTCATATACAACTCTTCTTTATCATTAAGCAACTCTCGACACACCACCTGAAAGAACTCCTCACCACTAATTCTCTCACCACTATCAGTTACCATATAATATGTACCATCTTTATGAGCAATATATTCAATCCCTAAATATCTCATCACCTTATAAACACTTATATTAAACTGACTCAACAACACCACTCCCTATTATTCAAATAAAAACATAACTGTATTTACAATAGACACCACTACTACAAACACAATAGATATAACAATAGAAACCTTGGTATATATTTTACAGAATACATCTAATTTATATGACTTACTAATACCACACACAACACTAATCAGCATAACAATAAACACATAAATAGATATACCTAGGATAGAATATACACCATAAGCATAATTTAATATAGCATTAACACCATCCATACTCACCTCATATTTAATCCTCTATATATTGTTGTAATGATACTCGATTAAACTTATCAGTATCATAGAAGAACTTATACAAAGACTTAGGAACTATTTCTGATGTATTCCCATCTTTACTGTATACAATCATAACACCTTTATACAATGAAATATATTCATACCCACTCTCAATAAAAGTCCTAGCTAACTCTTTTGTCATAGTAGTACCATCATTATCACTAACAACAGCACTGTTTTTACCTATATAATCAGTCAATAAGTCTAATTTATCTTTGAGTGAGCTAAAACCCATAACACCATAAAACCCTGTAAACTTACTAGAATTACCTATAGCATCTTTTAATGTACATAGAATATGAATCACATCACTAAAAGTTATATTCTCAAAACTATAATCACTATGATTAAACAATGCATATACAGTATGATAGAACTCTTTAGGAATTGTAATTTTACGCTCCTCAATCCCATCAGCTTTAACATATAAGGTATTAAACTCTTTATTTGTTGTCATCGTAATATAAGAACTCTTACTATATGCTTCCCTATTAAAGAACATCTCATGAGCTATAGAGTTTAAAATAGTACATAATCCTAATGCCCTAGTTTTAGCAATATTGTACATGAAATCAGCTTTTCTCAACTCCTCATTCGTATATCTACAACTATTAGGAATTATACTATCACCATACATCAATAAATCATCATTAAAATATCCAACCATCTCAGTATTAAATCGTAAAGACTCAATAACACTATAATTAAAAAACGTAGATACATAATGTAACTTCTCTTCCTGTAAACTAGAAATTACTTTTAACCCATTGACAGCATCCACAAATACAGTATCATCATTCTTCCACGTATGATAAAACACTTTTACAACTCGTAAAGAAAACCATAATACATCAAGTACCTCTTTTAATGTAATAATACCTCTAACTGAATCACAATCAATATAATCACTCATATCATATAATTCATCTATACCATCGCCAAAGACTCTAATAGTATTATCACTACCACCATAAAACTCTACTCTTACAGTACCAGATTCAAGGTATGTATCCATTTGATACAACATCACTTCTAAATTATCTATGAAGTCAGTATCCATATAAGAACCATCAATCAAATACATATACGCACTTTGATGTATATGAGGTAATCCACCATTAACACCTGTTAACTTCAATAATGTACTCACTACACTATCAACCTTAGATATATCATACCCTTTATTGACATTTTCATACTTTAATTTAATATTTCCATATATTGCACTAGCAGTAGTACAAAATGAATCTGATATCGGTCTATTCAATGTATCTAAATGATTATCAATAGCCTCTACAAATAGTCTAACACTCTTTAAATCTTTAAAATATACCAAACAATCTCGAATAAACCCATTAGAAACTTTACAATACTTAGTAGTATCTGTATCTTTCTTAGTGTTATACTCACTCACATATTCTATAGCCTTATTGTACCCTAATGAGCTATCACATAGCACATCTCGTTTCAACACATCATATGAACCATTAACAGCCTCATTATATAAACGAATCAAATATTGTATAACAGCATTTGTATTATCTACTACCTGTTTAACACTAATCCCATATGAACCACTAAAAGCTACTACCGGCAACAATCTATCAAACACATCATTCCCATGTAATGGAATTTTATTAAACCTAATAGCATCTCTATTAAGGTACATAATACTATACGATACAATATCACTTTGACAATCATAATAAGGTACTACCATCTCTTCATCGTCATACCTATCTAAGTAGTTGATTAACTCCTGACACATTGTAATCAGTTTTAACTTTTCATACGTTGTCTGACTCTTGAACTCTCTGATATACACAAAATTAGGTGCTATGTTAGTATGTAGAAATGCTTTAGACAATTCTTCATAATCAACAATGCTAAAAGAAATTGTATTGTATAAAGACTGTAACACTTCTAGAACATTAACCTTATCTTCATATTTTAAACTCTTAGCATATCGCAACAACAAATCTTTATCTACAACCACATCTGACATATAGTCAATCATATCCAATGATAACCCATTCTCACTAGAATATGTTAAACCATCATCTGTAACCTTAATGAAAAATGTATTGTTATATAGATGAATCATCGTCTTAAACACATACATATGTCTAACAACACTAACATAATCTTCAGCAGAAATCTTTTCATGTTTAAAAAACAAACCACTCATAATGTAATCTCCTTTACTTATTGTATACCAAACTCATGCTTAATATCTGACATCACCTTAAACACTTCATCCATTAAATCAGAGTTATGATAATATTTTGTATCACATAACTCTATATTAGAGCTGAAAGCACGTACACAACTTTTAGCATATCTAACCTCTTCTATAGACACTAATTTGTAGACACTCAAATCAGCATTATCATGACTATGATACAATTCCTCTAATTCACGGAAAGAAATCTGTTGCATAGCTTCATTGATAATATGATATGCATTACTATGAATACTTTCTTTACTATCCCTAAATACAGTAGTTGCCTCTAACATATCACCAATCGTAATATACCCCTTATGTTCAGCTAACTTATAAAAAGCAGTATTATCTAGTAAATACAGCACATCATATAAATGTAAAATGGTTGTAGCAGGTGTAAATTTATATTTCATATTAGTATCCCTCACAATGATACACATAATACACTAAAGGCAACATATCAATCGAATCAATATTATAGAAATATTTATGTAATGATTTTGGCACTACCTCAGATTGGCTCTTATCTTCAGTATACACCACAATATCATCACCATCTTTAACTGCTAACACATATCCATTATCAATGAAATCTTGCACTAACTGTTTAGATACATTATCTGCTTTATGATTAACACATTTACTATGACCCATCACTTTATTAAACATCTCTTCGACAACAAACAAATCATGACTAATATCTTTTAATACTTCATAATACTCATCTCGTAGACCTACATTAGCCAATGCATCATTTAGATACCCATATAATCGATTCAATGCCACTAACATCTCATACAATGAATTTTCTGTAATCCCTTCATGAAAACAATCCATACACATATGATATATTGTACTACTAAGGTTAGGACAATCGATGATAACTCTTCTATTCTTACCATTATGTAAAGCAATCATATACCCAAAACAATCTATTTGTTGTGATTCACAATCCAAGAATACCTTATCTATACCTTTATACGAACATACCTCTCTGAACCCATTAACTAACAATCGTAAAGAATCTAGATAATTCTTAATATTATCTTTCACATAATGCATAACCCTGTTAGACTCTTTTACATCTTTATAAGTTTTAACACCACTATAATCAAACATATGCTGTAGAGAATGACTATGTGTATACACTAGACTATCTTCATCAATATCACGTACATACACAGTACCACTCCCATCAACATCTAACATAAAACCACAAGTTAGAGTATCATCAGACATACAAGACAAACATTTAAATACTTCCACAACATTTAAAGGAATGATAGTAGTATTCCACAACATAGAATACATTTGTAACACCTCATGAATCTTATGCAGTGTAACAATCTCTTCATAGACACCAACAACCGTATCTAAATATGTAGGTTGAATATATGCACCAAAACCAAACACATAACCATCAATGACTATACTCCCATTAGAAACAGTGATATCACTTCTATGTGTATCTAATACATTAAGCAATCTATGCAACCTAACTATACTCTCATTAGTTAGATAACCATTGAATGTATTTAAAACACTAACACAATAACTTTGATGTATTGGCATACATGAATCTCCAATAAAATCACCATGTAGACACCACTCTGTAATCATAGTTTGCTCAACAGAATCTAAAGCACTACTATCATTAAGAATCGACATACAACCAACCCTAGATAGATATGCATGAGATAGCATATACCCAGCAATATCCCCTAATGTAATTAATCTATCATCTTCATGTAAATACTTAGTAGCAAAATGTAGAACATAAAATAAATCTTGTAAATCACCCACACACTCAATATGTTCTAATTCACATCTAAAAAAAACATCATCTATCTCATATACATAACAATCATCACTACAATCTGTATCAAAACTTACAGCTGTTAAGGTATTTTCTATCTGTAAATATGATGTATCCTCACGAATCACATCATATAATGCACGTAATTCGTTTCTATCATCACTACAGATATAGGATATCATACATTTAATATTAGTCATCACATCTTCAATGCTTATCCACTTCTTACCATTAAATGTAACGATATATAGAATATCCTCAAAATGGCTTAAATTAATGCTTGATACACCACACACTACAAACTTAGATAAAAAGTTGTTTCTTCTAAGATACGTTATTGTATCTTCCTTATTGGCACGTTCTCCAAGTAATCTCATCAACATCTTACAACGAATCAAAAGTTTAACAATCCCACTAATAGATGACTCGTGTACACAATCTATCAATGTAAAATCAACATTAATAAATTCATTATTTCCACATAAATAATCATATACCTCTATATCCCTGTAAATAGCACTACGAATAAATTCATATAGCTTAGAAATACAATATCCAACATCACCTACATAGAATTCTTTAAACTTATTCACTAAATGACAACTAATACCCTTAACATCTGTAATAGACATCTTAGCATCATTATTTAATACATCATAATACAATGTAATAGCATCAAGGTAATCCTTAGCATTTACTTTTTGACACCCTAACCCTTTATCTTTTGGTACTGTATACATACAAATCTCCTATCTAATTGAGAATAATTTACAATACATGAAAACTATGTATTTTTCATTAACTTTACTATATTTTACACCACATTACACAATATTACAAATATTTTTTATACTTCCTATAGTGAAAAGTTATCAAAATCATCAAAATGACCTAAAATTGAAAACTATCAAAATTCAGAAAATACCCTAAGTATCATTCTAAATGATAATAATTCACAAAAACAACATAAAGTGTGCAAAAATACCCTATAAATGATAATAATTCACAACTAATATCTTTACACACTTTACAAAACACTACAAAAACATACAAAATATTACAAAATTTTTTGTATTTCCCCTATGCAATTTTTATAAAACACTATGATTTTAACAAAACCGAAAATCTGCTTATTGATAACAATTAACAATTAAACCCTATTTTTTAAAAATTCTTTCCACTTATCATCTGTAGTAACATCTTTAAATAGTGTAACACCACTATCATATGACACAGTATCTACTTTTACAGGCTCATACCCCATAATATCACACACTTCTTTATTGTAATGATTATAGTACACTCTATGAACACAATCTCCACCAACAATATCCATAGAATGATAATAATATGGTTGATTTTTACAATACACCAATGAACCATTAACAGGAATATTCAACACTTCAAGAATATTATATACACCATACTCAATCTTATCTCTAACACCTAACACATCAAATAAGAATGAAATATCAATATAAGTCTTTAAAGGTACTTTATGAGAATCTACATCCTGTTGTGTATATTTCTGCTTAACAGCTAACAAATAATCAGATTGAATATCTAATGTCTTATAACCCTTAGTATACAGAAAGATTAGAGTATCATACAAATACTTGAAATCCTGCTTTTCTAAGATATTCTCTACTTTGATATTAACATCGGTAACATCTTCTTTAGTACCATCTTCTACATACTGTTTAACATACTTAATATCTACATCATTAATATCACAATTTTTAGTAACCCACTCAATCACATCTATGATATTCACATAATTACCATAAAAAATAGATTGTCTATTCCTCTTAAAATACTTACCCATTACCTCATCTAAACAAGCTCTATATATCTTAGGTAATTTTTTATTTTCTGATATAAAATCCAATCTACAAGGATATCCATCATTACCAATAAAACGATAATATACACCACTGCCCTTCACAAATACATTTCTTTGAATTTTATCATATCCCAAAGACATTAAATATTGCAAAAGAGTTACACTCTTATTACCCACATCTTGTGCTAAATTTTTATACTTCTTTTCTGATTTAGGTATAAATGATAAATGATACTCCCCATCATACTGAATCGTATACTGTTTTAAAAAATGAATCCAACCCTTAATGCTATCTCCATCTACATAACTAAATACATCAGTAATCTCAGTTAAAACCTGATAGACGAAGTTTAAATACTGTACACTACTATTATATGGTGCATCATCAAAATCTTCTCTACACATAATATCCTGTAATATATCACCAACAGTAGTATAATCACCAATTTCTTCAAATCCATGACTCTTATGTAACATATGTCTAAACGTAACAATTAAGTCACCACTATTAACTACACCATCCATTTCAATAGCCATAGCATCTAACAGTAACATACTTTTAGTGAATGTCTCAGTTACTGCAATATCAGTAAATGTAAATGGCGTTTCAATCGGATACGTTACATTAGACTTAATATGATTAGTATCTAACACCTCATATACACCTCTACCTCGAACTCGTTTATGATAGAAACCAAATACATCCATCAAACTAATTTCAGTATCATTAATTAATAATGTCTTTGCCATAATTCATATCTCCTTTATTATAACCCTAATTATAACCCTAA